GCGAAGCGAACCCTTGCCATCGTTGGCGTTGGATTCATCAAAAACTTCAAGCAATTTGTCGGAGCAAATCCGTTGCTCGCATAGATAAGTGAGCCGCTCAAAGTAATATTTGCGCCTGTCGTGTTGGTGCATTGGAGCGCGTGGACAGCTGTTGTCGGAGTCAGCGTTCCGGTGATCGTAACCGTGCCGGTGCTCGCATTTAAAACGCCTGCGGCGGTTGATGCCGTGACATTACCGGTGATTGTTACTGGGCCGGTGCTGGCGTTGTTAACGCCTGCGGCGGTTGACGCCGTGACATTTCCGGTGATCGTCACTGGGCCTGTGCTGGCGTTGTTAACGCCTAAGCCAGTGGATGCCGTCACATCTCCAACGATAGTTACTGGGCCGGTGGAGGCGTTGTTGATTCCGTAGGCGGTCGCGTTACTCCCTCCTGTTACCGTGGTCGATGTCAATGTGATCGTGCCTGTGGCGTTGTAAATTCCGTAGGCGGTCGCGCTGCTCCCACCCGTGACGGTGCTGGAGGTGATGGTGGCCGTGCCAGAATTGTTGACGAGGCCGATAGATTCAGTCCCGGAGCTTCCTGTAATTGTGCTAGCGGTGATGGTGACCGTGCCTGTGGAGACGTTATTAATGCAATAGGTGAATGAGGCACTCCCGCCCGTGATGGTGCTGGAGGTGATGGTGACCGTGCCAGTCAAATTGTTGTTAATAGCATAAGCACTTGTCCCACTCCCCCCCGTGAGCGTGCTGGCATTTGTGAAAGCAACTGTGCCTGCCGCTGAAGTGGATTCAATCGCGTGTGCGCCGTTCGCAATCGTTGACCCTGCAACCCTGCCGCCAATGGCGACGATTCCGTTGAGCGTCAAAGTCCCGCTGGATGAAAATGCGATTGCGCGAGTTGAGAGAGTAAATGCCGATCCTGTCGCACGGCATCCTGCAAGCGTCGAGCTTGCGGCGGCTGAAACGGTCAAGCAATTTGCGGAGCCTGCCTGTATATATGCGCCCGTGATGTTGTAATTTGCCGCGAGTGTGAAGCTCCCGCCTGTCGCGATCGTCAGCGGCGTGTTCACATAATTGAGCAACGCACCCATTCTGCGAGCGGTTCCGGTGGTCGCTGTGCCAGCGTTGACCGCTTGAAAAATCTGACCGACTGCCGAAGTTATCGCGACTGCCGTTCCTGCATTTGTGCCAGGAGCGATGCAGTTTGCCGTCAATGCAAAGTTGGTCGTGCCGAGAGATACGATCATGTAAATTTGGCCTGGAATAAACGAGCCGCTAGTGTCCACGGTCGAGCCTGTTAAGTCGATGGACTGATCAAGTGCGACCGTGAACCCATTCGCATAAACAGTGTCGTTAAGCGTCGGCACTACGCCGCCGCTCCACGTTCCTGTGGCGCTCCAGTTTCCAGAGGCTTGAGCTTTTATGACGGCCATATTTTAAAGCCCTTCTGCGTAGATGAATTTTTGAATTGCGGCGGATACTTCATCGACCGCTACGATTGCTGGTTGCGAAGCGGAGGCGAGCGAACCGAAAAGAATCGTGCGATTGTTTTCTTGCGACTGCTCCACTTGGTCGCCTTCAAATCGTGTCGGCGTGAGCGTCAATACAACGCTCGCGTCCTGTTGGTCTGGCGAGTTGTAGCGGCTCGCTGTTGCGAGCGTCATTGTGTAAAGATCGTAGGTTTCTCCGTCGATGACGATTGGATTGGTTGGTTTCATATTTAAGCGAGTAAAATCAATGCGCTGGTTTCGGTTGGTTTGGGGAATTTGAGTTCAAACGCGCCGTCGTAGACGTGCCGCTCGGCTCCAAGGTTGAGAACGCACAAGGTTGCGTTGCCTTTGCTGGCGTTGTAGATCATAGCTCCACCTGCGGCGAAGGTTGCGGATTTTAGGACAACGTCATCGAATGTTATAAAGGCATTTTTGCCGATGATGCCCGTGCGATGCCCCTTGAGTGCTACGCCCCCTGCGGTGTAGCCCATTCCCTTTATCTCGCCTTCTGTTGTGTAGGCTTTGGTTGTCGGCCCGATCTTGGCCGATGCGCTGTAAAGCGCGATCCGGTATTCGTCCCCAGGTTGATGGACGCCCGTGATGAGTGCTTTCTTTGCTTCGAGTGCGATTCCGTGTGTGATCATTATTTTTTCTCCCATTGTGCAGAGCATACGGCTACGCGCTGGCTCTCGTCTGGATATTCGCTCGTCATCGTTCCGCTGATCATGCAGCGGCCAATAAAGTCGTCTTGCTCTTCGTCTTTTTCTGGCGTCGGCATAACGAGTTCGTGCTTTGTTTCAAAGCCGGTGATGCGTCCAAACGTATCGCGGACGGCGAGCGAGACTTTCATCTGTTCGGGTTGTGATGCCTGCATTCCTTTGACTTTATCAGCGGCCCACACTTGCCCTGCGTCTCCGCCCCACAATGCCCATGCAATGCGGCCTGCGGATGGGAAGCCGTCTTCATTTGGTGTAAAGCCCTGCCCCTTTTTATCGACTTCGTGACGTGAAAAATATGAGTGCATTCGCTTAACGGTGTCGTCCGACAAGTTCTTGCCGTTCGAAATGTCGCGAGCGCGTGCAACGCCGACCGCTGTTCCTCCTCGGTTGTATTCTTCGCGCCACTTTAAGCCCTTTAGCGCTTCTTCCACCATGCCTTTGCTTGGCTTGTTCTCGTCCGCTAGATCGGTTTGTTTTGGTTGTTCTTGTGGTGGCTCAGGTTGAGGCTCTTCTTGCGTGATAGGCGCGGCGATAGGTGCGGCAACCGGTGCGGCGGCTTGAATGGGAATGATAGAATCTGAAATATATTCGGATGGAATATCCATTTCTGTGCCGAGCGCGACGATCATCGCGGCCTCCTTCGCTCTTGCGCGAAGTGCTTCTTCGTAGTCCTCGCCCATGTCGGAGTAAATTTGGCCTGCTGTCTTCAAGCCAGCTTTCCAAAGCTCGATGTCGGCGCGTGCCTCGCGTCCGTAATCAATCGAAACTTTGGCTGGCCAGCACCAGCGGCCATCGAGAAGATATTCGGAATCTGGAATGAGTCCGCGCGAAGCGGCGTCGAGAAGGATAACATTTTTGATGCGGTTTAAAAACTGACCTTCCAAGAGTCCACGCCACCGGAGAAATGTGCGCTCGGCCATCGCGGCCTCCATCCTTGCCATTGGCCCCGACTTGTCGGCGTCGAATGCGAAGCCGTAGGGAAGCCCGACGGCCATGCAAATGTGCGCTTGCACTAAGCGGATGAACTCTCCGAATGCTCCGGTCGGTCTGTCCGACTTGAACATCTCCATCTTCTCGCCTGCGGATAGATAGTTGACCGTTCCTGGGTCGAGCGACTGAAGGCGTGCGACCTGTCCTTGATCGTTTGAGTTGCCGCGTGCGAAGTAGTCGCCTGCGTCTGCGGCTCCGCTCTCGGTAGTAATGACGCCGCTCTGATAGCTTGCGTATTTGATCGCCTGCACCTCGGCCTTGATCGCTTCTTGCAGATCGCGCGTTGCGTTTAACGCAGTAGCGAAAGCAGACCGCCCGCGATATTCATCAAGTCGCGCTGCGTCGAATAGGTGGATAAACTCTTTTGCAATAATATCAACAGGAGAAATATACTGGTTGTTGATAGTGCGCGTGAAAATAGTATATGAAATGGGTCTTCCATAGTCGTCTACGTTGATGCCTCCGATGTATTTATCCGTGTCCGTGCGGTCGTAAGGCGAGCCGATGCGGTCGGCTTCGACGCTTTGCAATTTCAAATCTTCGCCGTCGCGAACGATGATGAATCCGCAGTCGCCATCGCGTAACATTGCCGTCACCGCGAGTTGTAAAAGCGTTGTGAAGTTGTGACGGCCTAGAAAGTCGCAATCGTTGCACCATTTATTCCAGTATCTTTCGATGGCGGTATCGGCTTCGCGGTTGCCGGTGCGGGCTTGGTATGCGATGCGTCCCGAAACGTAGGTCGCAAATTTTAAAAGGAGAGAACGGACAGGCGGAAAGTTGTCTGCGAGATCGCGAGCGGCGCGGATGAGCGCGAAGCGTTCGCGAGTTCCTGCCGTGTCTTCGCCACCGGATACACCGCGCGAGATGCCACGCTTTTCGCTCGTCAATGCGGAGTCGAAGCGACCGAAGTTGCGCAATTTCGCTTGATTGACCATGCGGTCCAGAGCGGCTTTAGGAGAGACGAACGAAATGGCCTTGGTGATGATGTCTTGAGTCATGGTCGTTGCGTCGGAAATGTCGGCGTGAAACGTCTTACCCTATTTCCACTGGCGTTGTCAATAGCGGCTTGCAGTTCCTTGATAGTCTGCGCGACCTCGGCAAGATTGGCGCGAGTAAACGAGCGCCCTGCGATGCTATACGACGCGCCTGCAACGGCTATTGCCTTCAAGCAAGCCGTGAAATCGCCCTGCAATTCTTGCAGAGTTGCAAGCGGCAGGCCAAAAAATGATTTGTTCATCGCCATTTAAATGTTGGCGATGTCAAAAGAAGAACCCTACGCCTAGGCGTCCCTAGGCTTCATCTGTCGATTCAGAATGTCTGTTGCGCATGGCAAGCCAGCCAGAT